TAAATCCAAGATTCGTAACCTCCAAAGTATTGGTCGTGGATTAAGACTTAAAGACGGTAAGACTTCATGTAATCTATTTGACCTTGCTGATGATTTGCATTGGAAGTCATGGAAAAACCATACTTTGAATCATGCAGCAGAGCGTTATAAAACTTACGCTGAAGAAGAATTTAAAGTTAAACTGGTTGAGGTAGATTTATGCTAGTAAGTAATGAATCTTTTGTAGTTATAAAATTAAGCACTGGTGAACAGATTATGGGAATTCTTGAACAAGAAGATGCAACACATATTCAAATACTAGATCCTATGCTCATTAGAACCATACCTATTCTTTCAGAAGGTAAAGAGCACGTTACGGCTCATCCTTACTGCCAATTTACATCTGATAATGTTTTTGACATTGACAAAAGAAATATTATTTTTATGAAACCACTCTTGAGAAATATGATTCCCCACTATCTACGAATTGTAAAACAACACGAAATGAATCCTGTGCTAGAGACAGGAAATCGTGCTGAGGGTTTAAATGTAAAAGAGGAAGAGATTACAAGAGAAGAAGCGATACGTCGTATTGAAATGCTTCGTAGTATTTTGGGAATAGAAGAGGAGAATGATCTAGAAATGTCGGAATACGTTATTGAAGGAAATGATACTTTACATTAACTCATATCAAACCCGACATGGTTTATTATACCCAGAGCTGATGCAAAAGGCAAATTTAAATTGACTGCAAATTGCAAGTTAAAATAAGTTTGCTTTTTTTATTTGTATAAGGTATACTCATTAAATATTGATAATTATAAGGAAACAATAGATGTTATGGCTCACTACGTAAACAATAAAGACTTTCTCGCAGCAATTGTTGAGATGAAAGAAAAAGTAAAATATGCTGAAGAGAATGGTTTACCTAAACCAGTCATTAGTGATTATATCGGTGAATGTATTTTAAAAATCGCAACACATTTATCATATAAACCAAACTTCATTAATTATTCGTATCGTGATGATATGATCCTTGATGGAATTGAAAACTGTATTCAATATATTGACAACTTTGATCCAACCAAGTCCAGTAATCCTTTCGCTTATTTTACGCAAATTATTTACTATGCATTTTTGCGTAGGATTGCAAAAGAAAAGAAACAGTCTTATATTAAAGGTAAGCTGATTCAGAATATGCCTTTTGAGATGTTTGAGTTGCAAGAACAAGATGAGACTGGTGAATTTCATAATGCTTATGTTGAATTTATGCAACAAAATAATACTTTCGATGATTTTATTGGTAGGAAGAAAGAAAAGGCTGCTAAAAAGAAACTAGAAAATACTTTGAACGCATTCATAGATGATGAGGTATTAGATGATCAGAAAGAAACACTCAGTTCTGGATTGGTTGAGGGAGTTGAAGAATTCCCCCTACCCTCCGATTCGCAGGAAAAATATTAGAAAAAATAATAGAACTCTCAAGAAATATTCTTGGGATGCTTCCGATAACATGTTTAACTTGAATAAGATTATGAACGAAACTACAAACGAAAAAATATTTTTAGGTGTTAGTGATTTTGATGATATGATTACTTCAGAAATTCTGAAGCGTCGTGTTGATGCAGGAGAACGAACTATCCATCGTGAAACTACTGTTTTGTGTAATCGTGAACAGTGGGCTGACTGGTCTGAAAAACATTTTGAGAAAGACCTACACATTCAAGGTAATTCTTCTAATGGATTTATTATTGAGCGTGATACTAATAATTATATCAAATTCGATGTTAACAGTAATACTGTAACTGTTCGTGCTTTTGGTGATGTTCATTTTGCTGATGCAATCGTTGCCATGGTTGAAGCAAACTTCGATATTGTAACATCTCACATTGAATGGGTTTATGGTTCTGATGGTAACTCTGTTAATGTTCCATTGAATCGTGATCGTTTACCTGTTGATGAGATGTACCCATTCCTTGGCGATGAATCTCTTGGCGATTACTATGATCGTTATATGGCATCATCAGCTAATATCCTTCTCCTAATTGGACCACCTGGAACTGGTAAGACCACATTTATTCGTGGCTTACTTGCACACACAAACTCATCAGCAATTGTTTCATATGATTCCCAGATTCTTGAGAAAGATGGTTTCTTTGCTCGCTTTATTGAGAGTGATGATAACGTAATGGTTCTTGAAGATTCTGACGCATTCTTGAAATCTCGTAGTGATGGTAATACAATGATGCATCGTTTCTTGAACGTGGGTGATGGTCTTGTTACAACCAAAGGTAAGAAAATGATTTTCTCTACCAACTTACCATCTATTCGTGATGTTGATTCTGCTCTGGTTCGTCCAGGAAGATGTTTTGATATTGTTACTTTTGATAATCTATCATATGGTGCTGCTGAAAAATTGGCTAAACGATTAGGTGTTGTTCTTCCAGAAATTAAAGACACATATTCTATCGCAGAAGTTTTTAACCAAAAAACTGAAGGTATGACTAAAGCAACAAACAGAAAGGTAGGTTTCATTTGAAGGTAGCGATTATTACAGACCAGCACTTTGGTGCTCGAAATGATAGTATTGCTTTCTTAGACTTCTTTCAAAAATTCTATGACAATACTTTCTTTCCTACTCTTGATGCATCTGGGATTGATACTGTTCTTATTCTTGGTGATACTTTTGATAGACGTAAGTATGTGAACTTCTATGCTCTTGATAGAGCCAAGAAAATGTTCTTTGATAAATTAGAAGAACGTGGTATTACTGTTTATATGTTGGCTGGCAATCATGACACTTACTTTAAAAATACTAATGAAGTAAACTCTCCTAATTTATTGCTTGCTGAATATCCTAACATTGAAGTGATTGATAATCCAAAAACTATCAATGTAAATGGTTTTGAGGTTTGTATGTTGCCGTGGATATGTCCAGAAAACTATACGCAAAGTATTGATGAAATAAAGAATACCACTTCTACACTATGCATGGGGCATCTTGAGATCGCTGGGTTCGCAATGTATAGAGGAATGGAATCCCATGAAGGATTTTCTGCAGAAACTTTCAATAAGTTTGACATGGTTTTTAGTGGTCATTATCACCATCGTAGTAACGACGGCAATATTTACTATCTGGGAAATCCGTACGAACTTACTTGGCAGGATTATAACGATCCCAGAGGATTCCACTTGTTCGACTTCACTACAAGACAACTCAACTTCGTTGAAAATCCTTATCGAATGTTCGAAAGAATTGAGTACTCCGATAGAGAGAACGAGCCGATCAACCTTGATGAGTTAGACCTAAAAGAAAAATTTGTAAAATTAATTGTTTTGGAAAAGACTGACTTTTATAAATTTGACAAATTCATTCAGAAGTTATATAATAAAGGCTGCCACGAAATTAAAATTGTGGAAGACTTTTCTGAGTTTGAAGCAGGTGAAATCAATGAGGAAATTAACTTAGAAGATACAGTTTCTGTTCTCTCTAATTACATTGAATCTATTGAGACTGATGTTGATAAAGAAAAAATTAAGTCATACATGCGTGGCTTATATACGGAAGCAATTAACATAGAGGTGGTATAATGCAATTAGAACTCGATTTTGGACAGTGGTTGCAAAGGGAATTATTTGAATGATTGTATTTAAAAGTGTAAGCTGGAAGAACTTTCTTTCTACTGGTAACTCACCCAATAAGGTTCTCTTAAACAAATCTCAAACTACACTAATCATCGGTAAGAATGGTGAAGGTAAAAGCACAATCTTAGATGCATTGTGCTTTTCATTGTTTGGTAAACCTTTCCGTAATATCAACAAGGGTCAATTAGTCAACTCTATAAATGGTAAGGGTTGTCTAGTTGAAGTCGAGTTTGATACCAACGGTAAAGAATATAAAATTATTCGTGGTATTAAACCAAATGTGTTTGAGATTTGGTGTGATGGGGAAATGATTAATCAAGATGCTGCTTCTCGTGATTACCAAAAGATTCTTGAGCAACAAATCCTTAGATTAAATTATAAGACGTTTACTCAAGTTGTTATTTTAGGTTCGGCTTCTTTCGTTCCATTTATGCAGTTATCTTCCACGCAACGAAGAGAAGTGATTGAGGATATCCTTGACATTAGAATTTTCTCTACAATGAATCAGTTGTTGAAAGAAAAGGCACAGGAAACCAAAGATGCTATTAACAAGACAGAAAATGATATCAAGAGCGCAAAAGATAAAGTCGAAAGCCAGCAAACTATCATTAAAACGATATCAGAAGCCAAGACTGAAAACATCAACAATATCTTATCAAAGATATCTACTAGCAATGCTGAAATTTTACAGACAGAGGGCGAGATCGAACTTATCGTTTCGGAGATCAATACTCTTAAAGCAAGCATCAATGATAAAGAAAATGTTACTGAAGACATTGACAAAGCAAAATCTCTTAAATCTAAATTGCTCCAAAAAATCGAAACTTGCGAGCATCACACAGAATTCTTTAGTGAACATGATGTTTGTCCATCGTGTACGCAAGATATCCCAGAACAACACAAGTCGAAAATTATCGAAGAGCTTAATGAAAAGTTGCTGGAGCAAAATGGAAAAGTCGGTGAACTCGAAACAGTCCTCACCAAACTTAATGAAAAATTATCTGATATTAATAAAATCCAATCAGAAATTACCAGCAAAAACATTGAACTATCTACACGAAACTCTACGATCACCCTACTCAATAAACAAGTTAAAGAGATGCAGGCTGAAATTGAAAGCGCAAAAACTGATACAACAAATATCGATGAAGAAAAAGGTAAGTTAAAAGAACTTGCCCAAGATGCGTTGAATAAGATAACTGAAAAGAATCAACTTCTCGAACATCGTAATATTGAAGAAGTTGCTAATGTTCTACTGAAGGACACTGGTATTAAGACTGCTATTATTCGTGAGTATTTACCAGCCATGAATAAGTTGATTAACAAATATCTTAACGCAATGGATACTTACATTCATTTTGAACTTGACGAAGCATTCAACGAAAAGATTAAATCTCGTTTCCGTGATGAGTTTACGTACGCAAGTTTTTCTGAAGGTGAGAAGATGCGCATTGACCTTGCGATTTTATTCACATGGCGTTCAATTGCCAAAATGAAAAACTCAGTCAACACTAACCTACTTCTACTTGATGAGATTTTTGATTCAAGTCTAGATACATCAGGTACTGATTATTTCCTTACGCTGATGAACCAGTTTGGTGAGAACTCAAATATCTTTGTTATCTCTCACAAAGGCGATCAGTTATTTGATAAATTCCATAGCGTTATCAAGTTTGAGAAACGTAACGACTTCTCCGTTATCGTATAACCCTACATCCTGTAGGGTTAAAAAACCCTTATAAATCAATAACTTACGATTTTTTTGTAAAAAAGATCAAATTTCGCTTTACTTTTATTGCGAAGTGGCGTATAATAGCTGTATAAATTGATTGAAAGGTATATATTATGATAATTCACAGAGATATGTGGTCGGAATTCAACGACTACGAACTAGCCAAGCTGTGCTATACGTACGGCATGGAAGAAGAATTGGTGTTCGCTGACGACTTAACTTTAGCGAATCGTGAGTTTATTGAAATCCTACTTACTGATTTTGAGTTGGACCTTGCCGAAGCGGAGATGAACTAATGGATATCAAATCTTCAGATCTATCAGCACGTTTACTTGCCACTGAGAATTTGTCTGTTCAGCGAGCACGTACTCGCACTGCATCATTCGATGTTAAATCACGTGTTCTAACACTACCTCTCTGGAAGGATATGACTCCTGAGATTGAGGACATGCTTGTTGGTCACGAAGTTGGTCATGCACTTTACACGACTGACGAATACTTTGTTCCTCTTCAGGAAAACCCTAAGATGATGTCATACCTCAACGTACTCGAAGATGTGCGTATTGAGAAACTCATCAAACGTAAATATCCAGGTCTGCG